TGACGGAAGTTTCAGATAGTAATGTGGCTCAAACAGGTGCCAATAACGCTTGTCTGGGACCTGCCAAATTTCGAGGTCAAACTTTGGCCTTCGCCAAAGAGACCCCCTTTGGAACTTCCCCGTCTGGGTATCAAAAACCCAGTCCGGCTCGATCCAATCAAGAATGTCGTAGTGGCAGGATAAAAGGACGCATTGGCCGTTTGTTCGACGCCAAGACTTTTGAAACGCCAGCGCCCCAAACTTTGCAATCTGGCGGTCAACCACGGACGTAAATTCGTCCACGATGACCTTATTGGGCGCCTCGCAGACAATCTTGGCCAAGTCCGCTCGGAATTTTTCTCCGTTGGACAGCACCGAGTAGGGTCGAAGCCATGACGGAACGGAGCCTAACCCGACAGCGGCAAGGGCTCCCGTTACCGCGTCAAAATCACCGCCAGGTGCGATGCAATCAACAATCGGCTTGTCGGCTTCCCACCCGTTTGGTTCGTAAATCACCCCGCCACCGAAAAGTGATTTTCCAATGCTGGTCTTTCCAGATCCGCTTGGCCCGACCACGACACCAATTTTCCAGTCGTTGTCTTCAATCGAAAGGTCGGCATCAAGCGAGAAATTGCACCCGCTTTCAGCGTTGAACAGGGACTTCACCCGAGCGGCCCTGTAGCTGTTGAAGTCAGAGCATTGGTTTCTAATCTGGATCTTCATGTGCAAACCACCTTGCATTCGTGCCCGAGTTCGCTCAGTTGGTTGAAAACGTATTCTTGATGGCCCGCGTCTTTGCAAACCACGATGACCCCGTACTGCTCCTGGTAATTTCCCTCACCTTCCTCTTGCTTGTCCTGCGGCTCGTCAGGCGACCCAAGAAGGCCGTCCAGTTCCTTCTTGTCGAACCCAAGCAGGGACAGATCAAACCCGGCGTCCATGAGGTCATCCAGTTCGACAGCCAGCATTTCGAAGTCCCACCCGGACCCGTTGATGGCAAGCTGGTTGTCTGCAATGACGTAGGCCCTTTTCTGGGCCTCTGTAAGCCCTGACAGGGTGATGGTTGGGCATTCCTTGAGGTTCAGCTTGATCGCCGCTCTGACGCGACCGTGGCCCGCAATGATGCCGCCTTCCTCGTCCACCAGAATCGGGTTCGTGAATCCGAACTCACGGATGCTGGAGGCAATGCGCCCAATCTGGTCCTCGGTGTGTGTCCGACTGTTTCTGGCGTATTGGATCAAGCTGTCAGTCGGCAGGTACTTGATCGAGAGGTGGCTTGTTTTCGCCATCGGTCGCCCCTTTTATTGCGTTGGAATTTTGGACAAAAAAAGGCCCGGCGTGTGAGGCCGAGCCGACATTTGCCCTTCTGAAGAACCACAGAGTGGTGGGTGAGCGGGATTTCTTGTATTCCCAACTTGCGCGCAGCCATGACGCGCCCGTGGCCCGCTATGAGCCCATTATTTCCATCGATTAAGACAGGATTTGTCCAGCCAAACTCGCGGATGCTTGCAGCGATTTGAGCAACTTGCTCGTCAGAATGTGTACGTGAATTTCGAGCGTAAGGGATAAGACTTTCTAAAGATTTATATTCGATAGTAATCATGGGACTTTTACCCCATTCTTGACGTTTTTCATTGTGGTTTTCCTTTTTTCCTTTTTTTTCCTTTTGACTTGACCCCGAAGGGTCTGGTTACGGCTCCAGCGTCAGCGAAAGGAATAACTGACCGATTGCTGAGCAGGATACCGAACTGCAATTTGTCAGGCAATCAATCTTTCCTTTGGACAATAGCCCATCCCATCCCTTTTGAAGTTACCTACTGCTGATCTAACCTTGGTAATTGTCCATGTGTAGCATGAACTCGGGTTAGGGCATCTCATCTCGCGGTCTATCAGGTCACCTGCGCTTCCCACGCTTACGGCTGGTGTCACCGGCAAATCTTCAAATCGGGCTACCTGTTTTCCTATGTGCGCTGAGAGGGCTACACATAACGCGCCGGGAACGGGTCAACTCAGCGCGGCAGTCTTACGACCAAAGTGACTTTTCTGATAGGCAGGGGCCACTACCCTCTCGGACTTCCAGCGTATCGGGCTGGACAACGTATGGACACAAAAAAAGGCTTGGTACTGCCCCCGGTGAGAACCCCTTGTCCGACTTCAAAGCGTCTCTGGGGGCGGGAACAGTCCAAGCCTTTCTTATCAGTTCTCACGCTGACAAGAAAATTCTATTTACAGAACAGGCACTTGTAAACCATATAAAAAAATTTACCAAATTACTTTACAAGTCTTGAAAGTTTCTTTTACAATAACACCGTACCAAGGCAGTCCCGCCAAGGGTTTTGAAGGAGAGACAAGATGAACGGTTTTTCAGTAAATCAAATTGTTAAAGGCAAACACGCTGGCACTTTCGTGATCCTTGCGTTCAAAAAGATTGGCGGCGAACAACGCGCAATCCTTAAGGAAGTGAATCCTGCCAACTTTACTCAAACTGCTCCGGGACACATTGCTCTTTCTCTGGACTGTATCAAGCCAATTTACTAACACTTTAGCGCCAAGGACGGCGAACCTTTTTGGAGAGACACCATGAAAACTGACGCCGCAATCGCCGCCGCCATCATCCGCAAGGAACTCAAGAAGCACGGCATCAAGCATCGCATCAAGTCCAGCACCTATTCGGGAGGAAACAGCATTTACATCTATGTGCAAGATCAGCTACCGGCAACCATCGAACGTATCAATGATTTTTGTTCTCAGTTTCGGGCTGGTTACTTTGACGGAATGCAGGATATGTACGTCTACAACAAAGACCGCACAGGCCCTACGGTGTCATACATTTTCGTCAAAAATGAAATCAGCGACGAACTCAGGGCCAACGCCCAAGCCTTTGTGAATAGCTACTACGCTCATCCGGGTGTCGGCTATGACTTTGATCGATTGGTCTCGAATCAGCTTAACAGCAAGGATTCAGCGTTTTGGAAAGCCAACAAGCCGCGCATTGCGGCTTAAGGAGGAACCATGAGAGAAACATTTCACGCCAAACATCAGAAAGACTTTGATGCTGGCTACGATGCCAAAATGAAGGAAATCGAAAAAATGGGCTATCAGTTAGCTCGGGACAAGTTTTTTAGGGATTACCCTATCGCGGAAAAACCAGCTTCACTTGCCGCCTATTATTTTGCTGATGGGCAATGTCACGCACTATATGACTGGAAAGAAAAATGAAATTCCTACACATCGAATCTGCAAAGGAACATTTGGAAACTTTGAACGCCTTGACCGAAAATCAAGAGATTCCATTTGAGATACGGCTTGAAATGGCCAAAGTGGTCGGCAGCTTCAAAGTAATCATGGAGAACTACGAGGAACTTTGGATTTCGCGCTATTTTTCCTGAATGCCCTAGCGGCATTGTCCCACTCGGCCTCGGTAGCATCATCAATGCTGATTCTATCGGGGCTTTCTATTTTGCGGTCATGGGTAACGAACAATGACCGATGAAGCTCATAGACTTGCTCGACGCTTTCGATGATATACAACGCGCCTTGCCAGAGTTGGTGAAAATCCTGTTCCGGCTTGGTCAGCTTCCGCGCTGATGGCGGTTTTGATCCATCCTTGATTTCGACCAGTATCGTCGTTCCAGATTTCGAGCATACGATGTCAGGAAAACCAGCCCCAACCGTGTGTGTGTGCGCCACCGTCCATCCAAGGTCACGAAAAGCCTTGACGATGATGGGTTGGTTAGCGTCGATTCTTGCTGCTCTCATGAAGTAATTTGATGGTCGTTGCTAGTAGATCCAATTCAGTGACTTTGTAGATTCTAAGCAATGACCTATCCCCGTGGATACCCATTCCACCAGTATGGCAGTCCGGGCATAACGGAATAGCCAAATAATCCGATGCTCGTTGCGACATTCCCTGCCCTTCTCGGATGTGATGGCAGTGAACCCCATAAGCCCCGCACAATACGCAATTCTGCTGGGCAACCCAATCTAGATATTTCTTACTCTTCATGGCTATCAATATACGCTTGAGTGTATTCAATGAGGCTTGTCATGCGCTTGACGCCCATTTGAGCCGAGGATTCCCGGAGGTTCACAAATTCGCCTTCTAGGCCCGGAATCATGTCTGCGCCAATCTTGGTTGCTATGGCATGACCAGAAATGAATAGCACCTTCCATTGGTCAGGCTTTAACACTCGCCCCATATAAGTCATGGTTTTGGCTGCATCGCTGCAAAGGGCGTGGAATTTGGCGTTCTGATCCAAGGTTCGGGTGCAATCCTTCAATATCAGAATCAACCCGTCAGGAGCCTTAGAGACGGCTTCCAGCGCCCTTGTACGCTTATCCTCTCCGTTTATTTGAATCATGTAGTGGATCATATTTTCTGCTATCCAAAATGAGTTCCTTGTTTTCGTCCCAAATCAGAACGCGCTCAGGCTTTCCGAGCTCCTTAGAGACTTCGGTGATAAATTCGGCTGCTTCGGGTTGCGTTTCTAAAATTCGATTCCAATCCCGCGCCTTTTCCGCTCGCGCAATCAGCCTTTGGCGTTCTGCTTCTTCATTTTTCCTAATCGTTGCTTGGGCTACTTTTTGCCTCAGTTGCTCCACTTTCTCCATCAAATCCATAACCTAAACCTCGCAATGGTTCGACTGATCTGGTGATGATGCTCAAATGCCATGCCTTGCAGAATTCACAAGGCTCCCCTATTCGCCGCCATCCATTCATTCCATCCTGTTCGATTCGACAGGTGCAGGCTGGCTTTTCTGTAGTATTTCTTTCAGTTTGCATAAATTTTCCTTCGCTTTTTCAGGGTCAAATGTTGAATGTGATTCCAATAGGCCGGCAATGCTTCCCTGCGGCGATTCCAGAAGCCTTGACGGTATGTCTTGCTCTTTCAGTCTCCCTAGCTTTAATGCGTCTGATACGGCCTTAGAGCGTTTTTCAGCGCACCATCCCTCCGAGATGATCCACTTTGGGAATATGTTTTGCGATTTGTTTCTTTCAACGATTCGATCATATGCAGCTTTGAATGCCATTCGACTGGCTATGCGGTCATCCTCCCGGTCTGCAATGGCATGAGCCTCGGCAATCTCATCAGTCCAGACAACGGTGTCCGATTCATCCTTCGGAATCATCGTCCAAGCCTCATCAGCCGATATCCGCTGCGGAGCCCATTTTTCAATTTGGGCCACAATGTCCGCGGGCTTTGGAGGAAACTGACCTCGTACTGGATCGACGCAATGCGCCTTGATGCCTTCGACAACAATTGCCAGTGGATAGGGTTTGAGCAATTCAAACGCCATCGCTACCTGTTGCGGCCCAATCGGTTTGTGGAATGACCACGCCCCGGAAAATGTTTCAGAAAATGCCTTGAATTCATTCGTGTTCATAAATTTCACCATCAAAGTCAGAGAACGGATTGTGTTGGTATTCGTGTGTGACTATCGCCTTGGACGTTACCCATTCGGCCTTAAATGACCTCCAGCCGCGCCCGATACATTCCCGAACCGCATCCTCAACGGTCCAACCAGCTTTTAGCGCTTCCTTGACGAATTGATCCCAAGCCACTGCGGATAGAGGAGCCTTGACTGCTTTCCTGTGTTTGATGAATTCCATTGCCAGTTCTGGCCCGATTTCAAGCATTGAATCGATAGAAAAAACCTTTGCGTTTTTTCTTTTGGTTAATGGTTCTTGGTTCTTGGTTAATGGTTCTTGGTTAATGGTTTCTATTTGGTTGCCTGTCCGTTGGCTTTCCGTTGAGGCTTCGTTCAACGGTCGTTCAACGGTCGTTGGTTTTACGTTCAACGCTCGTTTAACAGCCGATGCTTTTCCGGCCTCGCTTTGTTGTTCTCTCGTTTCCCGGTAAAGCCTTAACTCCTTGTCGCATCTCATGTGATGCCATTCGCCATCTGTCTCAACGAAAAATTCCCTGAGAATCAGCATTGCTTGTGCTGATTGCTTCACGATACGCAACCTCCGAAAGACCATCTCAAGATCCGAAAATGGTTGCTCGGTGTCATAGTAGTGATTGACCAGACGGAAATAGATCGCCTCCTCTTCCAATGTGAGATGAGAAGTGGACAAATTCCAATCCGGAATGTTGAGTTTGTAATAGTGCATGGGGTATCCTGTGTTGTCTCTCCGGGTCGCACTCCTCCTGCGGCCCTTTTTTTTTACTTCCGTTTGGCCCTCCTGATTTCTCGCCATGGCAAGTCAGGCCGTAATTCCTCAGCCGTGACTCGATGCTTGGTTGCAAGCTGAATCGCCATTGCTGTCTCAGCAGTGACGCGGGTTTTTCCATTCGCCATCAAACCAATCAAGACCCGAGAGCATCCCAGCTTTTCCGCTGCAAGCCTCCGGCCTCCAATGATTTCAACGGCCTGATCGATCAATTCGTTCTGTTCCATAGTGTCTCCTTAAAAAGTCCAGCGAATTATAAAATAAGTTTACCTGTCTTGTAAAATTGTTTTATAATGTCCCTGCTTTTAACACAACAGGAGAGACAAAAAATGGCTGAATTTTCGCCATGGGACGAACCGATGGAGATGCTTGACGCATTGTCTGATTCATTGCTCAGGGCTTCACCTGTTCTGTCCCGTCAAATCAATGACATTCAGCACAAGCTGAAGGCAATCAGGGCTGAACACGAACAGCAACAAGAAGACCTCGACCAGATATTTGCAGTTCTGGAATCCATCGAGGGACGCAATTACGCAAAGGCTCAGGAGGCTATCAATGTCCACGACATCTAAGACCATCTTTCAGGCTCTTGTAGCCGCTCAGAAGAATTTCGAGGCGGCATCGAAGACCAGCAACAATCCGCATTTCCGAAGCAAATACGCCGCGCTGGATGTGTGCGTTGATGCTGTCAAGGAAGCCCTGAACAATGAAGGGATCTTTCTTTTGCAGAAAACGCACGAATGCTCCGATGGCGTCACTGTCGAAACCATTTTTATTCATGAATCCGGAGAACAGCTTTCAGGGGGAATCCTGCACGTTCCTGCTTCTAAGCATGACGCTCAAGGCTACGGGTCGGCTTTGACCTACGCTCGTCGGTACAGCCTTTTGGCGGCTTGTGGAATTGCCCCGGAAGATGATGACGGGAACGCGGCAACGGCAAGCGCTCCGAAAAGGCCACCGCCACCATCTGAACAAGATATTGAAGCAAAGCGCTTTGAGATCTCTCAGGCGATTGATGCAGCAAAAAACACCGACGAACTTCGCAAGGTTCTGGATCCTGCTCGGGAGTGGGCAAAACTGTACGGACTTCCGAAGTTCAATAACGAAATTGTCGAACTGGCAAAAACCCGCGCATCCGCGCTCAAAACAGAGGATTAAGAAATGGCCGATCAAAAGTTGTATGACCTCGTAGTAACCACGGGTCAATATGTGGATCGAGAAGGCAACGAAAAGCGCGAGTACGAGAACATTGGCGCTGTGTTCCAAGGTCAAAACGGGATGTACGCCATCATGAAGAAGACCTTCAATCCTGCCGGGGTTCCCAGTGATAGGTCATCTTTCTTTGTGAACTTCTACGAACCACGGGACAGGAACGCGCAATTTCAGCAGCAATCAAGGGCTCCTCAACAGGCAAGGGGTCCGGCATACCCTCAGCAAGCCCCGCAGGACAATTCAGGCGCTGATTTCAACGACGATATCCCATTTTAACGGGTACCAATCATGACTATTTATTACGATCTACCAGCAGCCGAGTACCATGCTCGCCCTGAAATTTCCAAGAGCGGTCTGGACAAGATCGCTCAATTTCCAGCCCTTTACCTTGCCCACAAGAACCGTCCTCCGCAGCCAGCGGAGGAGCTGGTTATCGGGTCAGCAACGCACACTCTGATTCTGGAGCCCGAAAAGTTCGAGCAGGAATTCATTGTGGCCCCTGCCGGCATGGATCGGCGCACCAAGGAAGGCAGAGCCGCTTTTGCTCAACTGGAGGATTCAGGAAAGCAAATCCTGAGCGCCTCTCAATACGAACTGGTCAGCGGTATGGCCCTGTCCGTAAGAAGCAACCCCGTTGCGTTGGATTTAATCTCAGGAGGCCATGCAGAGGTTTCCTTTGACTCGATCCTTGAGGACGTGCCCACCCGTGGCCGTTGCGATTATCTGCGCTCCGATGGCGTGGTAATTGACCTCAAAACCACCAAGTCAGCCAGCAAGCGAGGGTTTGCAAAATCCATTGCCGAATATCGCTACCACGTCCAAGCAGCCATATACACGGATCTTCTGGAGGCAAATGGGCTGTTCGTGCCCGAGTTCATCTTCATTGCCGTGGAGAAGACCTATCCCTATGCCTCAGCCATTTACAAGCTGGATCAAGATGCACTCGATCTTGGCCGAGCCTTGTACCGTAGGGATCTTGCTACTTACAAGCACTGCATGGAAATGGACGAATGGCCGGGATACCCGGAGGAAGTGGTAACGCTGTCCCTGCCATCTTGGGCTGTGTAAATTTTTTTTACAAAAAGGGTTTACTTCGCCTTAAAGTTTATTTTACAATTACACCATGCCAAGGCAATTCGGCCTTGGCCCCAACTGGAGAGACAACATGAAAGCATTAGATAAATTTGGCGGCTGGATTCTCGACACCCGCGCCGGAATGATTTTCGGAATCATCATTGTTTTGACAGGAGCCGGAATACTTGGCTACAAGGCATGGACAG